AAAGATTGGGAGTCTATTTTTAATTGTTTAAATAAAATTAAACAAGAACTATCTGATTTCTTTCCATACAAAAATATAGAAGTGCATGGTGCAGAAGCAGACGATGTAATTGCTACTTTGGTTAAAGAATATCCAAATGAAAAAATTATGATTATATCTGGTGACAAAGATTTTATTCAACTACAAAAATATTCTAACGTTACTCAATATAGTCCAATACTAAAAAAATATGTAAATGGGGAAGACCCAGAAGACTATATACGAGTACACATACTTAAAGGCGATTCGTCTGATGGTGTGCCAAATGTATTGTCAAATGACGATGTATTTGTAGAAGGTTTAAGACAGAAACCTTTAAGTAAGAAAAAGATTGAAGCGTGGAAAGACGGCGATTTTACAGGTAAGATAGTCAATGATAATGTAATTCGTAACTATGAACGAAATAAAACTCTCATTGATTTAGAATGTATTCCTAGTGAAATCTCAGAAAATATTAAGACCACATTTCAAGAAGCCAAACACGGCGACAAAAGTAAATTGTTAACTTATTTTATTGAGAATAGATTAAAAGAGTTAACTGAATCAATAGGAGACTTTTAAATGTCTAAAGAACAAATGAGAAACAATATGGGCCAAGTTATGGATAATAGTTCATCAACACTATTATTTTCTGAGGTGCTTGACAAAGTTCATAAAGCAAAAACAAAAGCACAAAAAGTAAAAATACTTAAAGATCATAATAATGCATCTTTAAGAATGGTAATTAAATCTTCATTTGACCCTAAAATAGAATGGTCAATGCCAGAAGGTGAAGTGCCATATACACCAAATGACGCTCCAGCAGGAACAGATCATACTAGATTAGCTACTGAAGCTAAAAAGTTATATCATTTTATCAAAGGTGGTGATAATACCACACCTCGATCAAAGAAAGAAACAATGTTTATTCAAATGTTAGAGGGGCTACATGATTCAGAAGCCAAGATGCTTGTAGCAGCCAAAGATAAAAAACTACATCAAATATATAAAGGTTTGAGCAAAGATGTCGTTAAAGAAGCATTTAATTGGAACGATGAATTTGTAAATCCACAATTAAAGTAATGGATATCAGAGATAAAAAATCGGTCAAGATTGGATATCAGCAATATGAGTTTGATTTTTGGCCAGATACCTTTTCATCAACCGAAGAGGCAGAGGGTGAGTTTTTTGCGAAAGATAAAAAGATAGGATTAAAATCTAGTACACTTGATTCTATCTATGGTGCAAATACTGTTATACATGAAATTATGCATGGCATAGCATATCAATATGGAATGTTAAAAACTTTAGAAAAAGTAAGTGACGGTGAGGAAAAAGTTGTTAATACTATGACAAACGGATTGATGACAGTATTCGTAGATAACCCTTGGTTGTTAGATTATTTAAAAGAAACAATTATAAAAGAGAAGTTTGAAACCAATGAAGAAGTCAACTAGGTCTGATTATATAGAAGTCTATCACGATAAACTTACACCAAATGCATGTGATTCAATAGTAAATTTTTTTAATCAAAATGCTTTATGGAATCCGTCAACGTTTTCTAATAATAAAGAAAACACTGGTACGATTTCTAAAGTTGATATGAATGAATATTGGATTACAGATAAAGATCAATACTATGATGTACTAAAGAAAACATTTAGATCAGCAGTTGATGAGTACATAAAACTACATCCACGTATAACACCTACAGCATATACAGCATTTAGATTAAATCATTATGCAGAGGGTGGATTTATGAGAAACCACGTAGATAACATTTACCGAAGTCATGGACAACAATATGGTTATCCACATTTAACATCACTATTATTTTTAAATGATAATTACAAAGGTGGTGAGTTTATGATGTTAGATGAATCATACAAACCAGAAATTAAAAAAGGTTCGGTAATTGTCTTTCCTAGTAACTTTATGTATGACCATGAAGTTAAAAAAGTTACCGAAGGTAATCGTTACACTATTATGACGTGGATTATGTAAATGACATATTGTTCAGGCAGACTAGAACATCAAAAAGTATTTCCTACCCACATTTTTTCATGCGATAATTTTTATCCATGGCACAAAGAACTTCTAGATACAATTCATCTAGGATATGAACCACATTTACCAAATTGGCAATCAAGACCAAATCTACATAACGAAAATAATTTTAAACAATTCGCAGAGTATATTATTGAAGCGAACAAAGAAATTATTAGAGATAAACTAAATTATGAATTTGATGATATTCGTATTACTGATATGTGGGCAAATGTATTGAAACCAGGTGAGTATCATGCCCCTCATACACATAGTAATAATAGTTGGAGTGGTGTATGGTATGCAGACGCAGAGGAAACTTCTGGTATCATGTTCGCAGACCCACGTGTACAAGCAAATGTCATACAACCATCTATGAAAGTAAATTTAGATAATGCAACAGTATTATCATATGGGTCAAAAACGAATCGAATCTATCTATTTCCTAGTTGGATATATCATTGGGTACCCGTATTAAATGGGAACAAAACGAGAACATCTGTATCTTGGAACATACAACTTATAGGAAATGTAGGAAAATCAACGGCTTTTCAGAGTGCTTTTTTTAAATAATAACCTTGACAATATACCCTAGATGTGGTATTATTAAGAATAAACAATAGAGAGGTTAATATGATAAAAGTAGAGAAAACAGCAGATACACTATTCAGAGGTGTTGACAACATGATGGCAGGTGCCAAAGAGGATTATATTAGGATGTCAACTTCTAATGGTAAGAAAGAACTATCTGGTTATTCTAAAGAACAAGTAGATTCTTGGGATGATAAGACTAGAGTAAAAGCTGGTCAGAAATATATCAAGATTGTACATGACACAGGTGTGTTTGCATTTGTTAACATTCATGATAATGGCAGATTTAAAAAAGGTGATATCTTCAAAGCGGCGGGTTACAACAAACCTGCTTTAAACTCGGCAAGAGGAAATGTTTTAGAAGGTAATTACTATATACAATGGACTGGTCCTTTATACATGGATAGTCAAAGAAGATTGAGAGGTTAATATGAAAAATCATTTAGTAACATTGTTCGGATTGATTACTATACTAGCACCCATCATGGCAGTTGGTGCCATTGAGGATTGTGGTGGTGCATGTTTAGGAAATGAAAACTGGTCAATGTTTTTTGCATTGATTGGTGTTACGATTGTGAGTGGTATCGTAACAATTAAATTACAAAATTAAGGAATTGACTCTTGCGACCTCTCAACCTCTCATCATCAAACGCAAGAGTCAGAGTATCCATATATTATGAGGTTATGTGAACGGATACTCTCTGGGCGGGTGCAGGTCTTCGGACATGGGGCTATAAAGCCAACCCGCCCATTTTTACAATATGAATAAAAGAGAACGACACAAAAAATTATTAAAAGATCACTACGAATATATTAAGTCTCTTGGAGTTAATATAGATACAGACACAGGTAAGATAGAAAATTATTTTGACGGATATCCAATGCCAGATTTATCTTGCAGACCATCGCCCCCCACAAGTGATAGAATAGTTGGGCCAACGAATAAAAAGATGCATCCAAAATTAAATTTGCCAGAGGGTAAGTGTGTAACGATTGCCTACAATAAAGGTGGATATCAATTAGTAGATAAGGAAGACTTGTAATGTTAAGAGTTATTACAATGCGATATGGTGATAAATTCGATCAATGGTATGAAGATAATTTTATACACATGATTAACAAGTATTCTAATCTTAAATACGATGAACTTATTGTATATAATAAAGTAGATGAAATTTTTAAAGATGCACCTAATCAATTATATAATATATTAACTTTGTTTAAAGAATTTAGAAATGGTACAAACTTGGTATTTGATTTAGATGTCGTTATCAAAGGTGATATGAATAAATTTATTACAGACAAGTTTACAATGTGTGATACTAAAAAATGGGCAAAACCACAATATTACGCAGATGGGTTTACTCGTTCTAGTGATGTCATGTGTTGGAGTGGTGACAGATCAGATATCTATCTAGACTTTGTACAAGACTTAAAAGAGAACTACGAGAAAAAATGGGATGGTGCAGACCCATGGTTAATTAATTACAAACCAGAAGTTTACGATGATAACTTATATTCTTCTATTAGATGTATAGAAGATTTTAGTAAACATCCAATTGTATTTTTTAATTCTCATCATGAGACAATGAAGAAAAAAGGTTGGTGGAAAGAATATACAATATGAAAATAGCAATAGTAGGATATGGAATAGTTGGTCAGGCAACAGAGAATACTCTAAAGGGAAAATATCTTAAAGACATTATCATACATGACCCAGGTAAAGGTCATATAGGAACTTACCTAGATGCAGATTTAATCTTCTTATGTGTACCAACAGATTTAGTAAAATCATATCTTGAGGACATACCAGAAGAGAAACATCATGACGTTATTATCAGATCAACAATTGATTATAGAATACTAGGTGACGAGTTTATGTCAGCAGGTGTATGGCCAGAGTTTCTAACAGAAAGAACTTGGGTTGACGATTCAAGAAAACCCATATGTAATATAGTTGGGGTTACACTAAAACAATTAGAAATATTGAAAGAAGTTACAATCTTTGATAATTTCTATCATACAAGACCAAAGATAGCAGCATTGATGAAAGTATCTACAAATACTTTCTATGCGATGAAGGTTACCTTTGCAAATATGCTAAAGGCAATTGCCGGCGATGACTATCACGAACTACAAAAATGCTTGGAGAAGGATGCAAGGATGGCGGCTCATATTCACTTTCAGGTGCCAGGGCCAGATGGAAATTACGGGTATGGTGGAAAATGCTTTCCAAAAAATGTGCAGATGTTTAGGTTACTTTCACGTGGGGGTCTTCAGAAAGAATTTTTTCATGTTCTCGAAGAACTGAATACAAATTTTAGGGATAAAGAATGAGTGCGACAATACCGACCACCATGTTTCCTATATACTTTTTAGTAAGTGTGATAATATGTACTCTAAGTTGTGTGGTGGCAAAAATAAATATTATTGACAAGAAGACAAGAATCAGGTATTATTAGTAAGAGGCATGAATATGAATTACATAACATCAAAAAATGGCAACAGAGTACAGAATACAATTGCTCGTGACGTGGTAAGACATTGTATTCAAAAACTCATGCCAAGAATGAAAACTTTAGATATATCTGTATTGTTTAAGAAGATACCTGAAAAAGAAAATACAATCGGTACTTGTTTGATGTTAGATAACAATAGAAATTTTGAAATTGAAATCAACAAAGGTTTGTCCTTTGATGAGATAGTAAAAACAATATGTCATGAAATGGTACATGTAAAACAATATGCAAGAAACGAGATGACAGACTCAACATGGAAAGGCAAGTTGAGATGGCGAAATAGATTTATTGACAAAAATATAAGTTATTCTAAATTGCCATGGGAACGTGAGGCATATAGAAAACAAAATACACTTGCTAAAAGTTACTACAGATCGGCAGTTGATTAATTATTATGGAATTATATTATGGAACCTTGGCGACCAAATAGATTTTTTCTTTTCATAACAGTTTTAATAATAATGTTATACTGCATACAGAGTATGGCAGACCCTTATAAACATTGTGAGGTTAAAAAAATCGTAACATATGACGGTACAGAGATCGTTTCAGCAGAAATATCCTTTGTTTGTGAGAGTAAATACACTATTGACAATGGTGGGGTAGATGTGGTACAATTAACTAAAAATGAACTTCCAACGGTTGTTTCGTTGAGTGAATTTTATAATGAATGGATGAACTAATATGATTAAAATTATAATAGGTATCGTAATCGGTATCTGTATAGTAAAATTTGGAGTGTTGCCAGACATACTAAATTTTCTAAATGAATCTGGCACAATTGATAAAACAATAGACACATTGGAGGGTCTTAAATCATGAAACACTTGAAACTAATATCAATGTTTATTCTTGGTGGTCTTGTTTTGACTGGTTGTGCGGTGAAAAGTCCGACAACAGCAATGCTTGAACACAAAGAGAAAAAAGTAAATCAAACAATACTTGAAATTCCAAAATGGTATAAAAAACTTCCTAAAGATAAGGATATAATTTATACTGCTGGAGCTGCAACTGCACCTGATTTACAATTATCTGTTGACTTAGCAACAATGAATGCTAAGTATGTTCTAGCAGATAGAATTAACGGTAAAATGGATGCGATGATTAAAACATTTGTATCTAGATTAGGTACAG